GGTTTCATCTGGTTGTGCCGCTAATGTTGGCGCAATTTCCGCATCTGCTTTTGCACCTTGTTTATTGATCAAGCTATAGTAGAATGTCTTGATTCCCCAAGCATGTGCCTGCATTAGGTTTTTAGCAATCAATGTGCTTGGTACTTTACGATCGTCCCAATGTGCCGGATTATAAAAAGTATTTGTGCTAATACTTTGATCTACATAAGCTGCCAATACAGCCGCAGTTTTCAAATAACCATCGCAGTCAGTTTGTTCCCACATGAGTTGGTAACGATTTTTAAGTTTGTTATATTCTGGTACTACCTGTATAAAGCTACCTGCTTTTGATTCTTTAACTGAAATTAAACTCATCGGCATTTCAATACCGTTAGTTGAATTAATAACAACACTAGAACTTTCTACTGGAGCAATGGCCATTAATGTAGCATTACGCACACCATATGATCTCATATCGCTACGTAGTTGCTCCCAATCTAATTCACGTGTTGGAGTAAAGTCTGCTAGTTTGTTTACACCTTTAGCACGATTCTCCCAAGGGAAGTATCCTTTGCCATATCTGGTATGTTCACTGTGTAGACAAGCTCCACGTTCTTTAGCAAGTTCTACTGTGGCTTCTGTTAAATAGAATGCCTGATGCTCCATCCATGTCTTGACTTCTTGTAGTGCATCTTTCTCGCCATAGCGTAGATTCTTTTTAGCGTGCCAGTAGGCCAAGTTAGTAATACCAATACCTAGAGGTTGGATCTCATCGTTGCTTAACTTGCTTTGTATGCTTAAGAAGTCTTGATAGTCTAAGATGTTACATAGGCTACGTTGTAGGATGCGACAAGCACGTCGCATGTCCTCTGGATTGCGGAAAGCACCCCAATTTATACTACCTAATGTACACAGGGCAATGCGACCAGAGGCGTCATCTAAGCGTTTGAAACTCTTAGTGGGCAGTAGGATTTCGCAACAGAGATTACTTTGATAAATGGTATGATATTCTGGATCAAATGGTCCTTGCTTCATTACGTTGTCAATGAACACAAGATAAATTCTACCAGTGTCGGTACGTTCTTTTAAGATGCCACCTTTGAATACTTCTTCAGCACTCAGTACTTTCTTACGTAGACCTTTTTGTTTCTCATACTTAACGTACAACTCTTCAAACAGTTTTGTATCTTTATAAAATGCTTCATATAAGTCAGGCACTTCGTTAGGATCAAAGAATGTAATATTTTCTTTGTTTTTGAATCTGCGCCAAAACATCGCATTAAGTACGACACCATAGTCCATGTGTCTAACTCGCGTCTCTTCTGTGCCTTGATTGTTCTTAAGTACGATAAGGTCATCAAACTGATGATGCCATATTGGATAGAATACAGTAGCTGACGCATTACGAATGCCTCCTTGACTGCATGAACGTAAATCTCCAAACCATTTCTTAAGGAAGGGGATCATGCCTGTGTGCATGATTTCCCCGCCTCGTATAGGACTCCCTAATGGGCGCAAACGACCTATCTCTAGACCAATACCAGCACGCTTGCTGGCATACTTGGCCATCATCTCTCCTGACGCAAAGATACTATCTAAGTCATCATCACTTTTAATCAGCACACAACTGCTGAATTGTTTTGTAGGGGTACCCAAGCCAGCGAGTACTGGAGTGGCGAGCGTGAACAATCCGTCACTGGCGCAGGTATAGTAATCTTTAATATATTTTAGTCTCTGACCGGGATTCTCTTTATGGAACACTGTGGCCGCAGCAACCATATAACGGATCTGTGGAGTTTCATAAATTTGTTTTGTGCTACGATTCTTAACTAGATATTTTTCAATTAACTGTTCGATAGCCGCATAACTGTATTCTTCATCTTTAGCGTGATCGATAAGTTCTTCCATCTTGTTCCACTCGTCTTGTGTATACCACTCAAGAAGTTCTGCTGTGTATAATCCCGTAGCTACGTTTGTTTTTACAATTTCATATAAGTGTGGAACTTGATAGTCACCATAGATGTCTTTACGTAGCATGCTCAATCTTTGCTTGCCTGCTACAAATTGATAATTGGTGTGTCCTACTTCGGGCTCGTGTTCTACATCAATCAAATCAACGATAGCACGCAGTGTGATCTCATCAATCTCTCGTGTGCTGATGCCGTCGTAGAAGTGCGGTTGTGCTTTGATCTCAATCATACTCTGACTGACATCAGCTACACCCTGACATACTTTGGCTACCTGTGCCTGCCATTTTGTAAGATCCAATGGTACGATCGCACCACTGCGTTTTTTAACTTGAATATTGCTCACTTGAAACCTCTTGTTTAGTATTTGTCTAGCTGTAGTTCTTTGCTTGAGTATTGATACAGCAGTTGCAACTGTTTTTCTTCTATCTGTTTTGTATTTACTATTTCATAGGGCCAGTAATTAAGAATATATTTCCCATCGTCTAACCAAGCTACACAGTGTTTGATTTTGTCTTTATAATCATAATATACTCTTATTTCTATAGGAGTTGATTTATGACTACTAAAATATATAGTATACGCTATTCCTAGACTTTTAGCAACGTCACACCAGTAGTTTTCGGCTAACAAGGTCCAAGGGTCTGGCCAAGTTTTTGGCTCACTTGGATCCAAATTATAATTGACGAATGGAGCACTGCTCCACATATTGTTTAGTTCCACTACCGCTGATTCTAAGGGTAACCTATCTAATTGATGGCGAAAATCTTTCCACTGCGTTAGCCTGTCATTAACACGCAGATTCCAAAAATTTTGCCACATGATTAGTAAGGTATAGTGCCAAGATTTTGATAAACGTAGGTTAAGTTACCACCGACTCCGGTGTTGGTAGTGGTATAGCCCATTACGACCGCATTAGCATTGGCACTAAATGATAGTGTTACTCCAGTACTAATAGTTTCGCTGTAGTCATCATCAAAGACGACATTGCCGGCTAAATTGGTTACTTTAATAGAACCAATCCTGATAGCAGTATTTCTCGTGATATTGTAGCTGATTATTTGGCTGTTTGCAGACCATACAGCAATAGCACCAATGTTGGCAGTAGTGTTGTTAAGTAATGCTACAGTTTTTGGGCTGAGATTACCAACGACAGATGTTAAGGTAGCTACGTTAGCAGCTAAGTTTGCTACGTTAGCTTCTAAGGCAACTAATCCAACATTGATCAATCCGATACTGTATTCTGTTAAGATTTCAGTTACACCAACCATTGGTGCACCTTCTGCCAGTGTACCTTTACCAATAAACAATCGTTGGGTGTCAACCGACCAACCAAATTCGCCTGTGGCTAGTTGTGGCAAGTCTTCCTGAAGACCACTGCGTACCTGTATTTGAGAGATTTGTATTACAGCCATGTTATCACCTTAGTTCAATATCTAGTATTTATGCTAACTTATAATACTGCTCAACTCTATCGAACCAACGGTCCATCCATATGGTCCATTCATTACCGCTGACAGTCCAGGTTTGAAATTCTGGTCTAGCAAAGGTATTGTCTTCTAGGAGTTTAGGTGCTACTGCCATCAGTATCACACCTTGTTTAATATCAGTTCCATGGACTTCATTATGGGCGGCGGCATAGGCGCATAATTGAAGGAAATAGTCTTCAATCCACTCGGTTTTCTTGGGTTTATTAGTCTGTTTGTAGTCGATAATTGCCGGGCTACCCTTATACACTCCACAGGCATCTGTTGTACCTGCATACAGGCCCGGAACGTATAAAGGCACTTCTATGCCCCATACTTCATCTACGTGTTTTAAGCCGTGTTCTACGATTTCTTGTGCCATGGCATAACTCTGTTGGCTATTTGGATTAGTACCAGGTGAACCCATTTCACGATCGTTACGCACATAGTCTTCCAACCATTTGTGCATGCGTGTTCCGCGACTAGCAGCTTCTGTGGTAATCTGTTGGGCTTGCTGGGTTCCTACTCGTTTACGCCAATTTTCAAGAGCATCTTTTTTCTCTTGTGGTTTAGTTCGATCTAAGATTGTAGTAACGCTAGGAACACGTGATCCATCCGGTAAAGTATAAAGCCGTTTACCTTCTACGGTATCACGATTAATGGGGGTATAGTTGTATTTTTGAATAAGCATAGCTAATATTATATAGCATAATTTCTCACAAGTAAATAGTTAATATGAAAAAGATTAATCTATTACTATCTCATGAGAATCGCAACAGTTTCAACAATTATTGGATCGTAAATATACTACACGATTTTTTTAATGTTATATTCATTGAAGATAATCCTGTTTTTGACAAAACAAATACTGTTATAATATTTGGTGATCGCCAGGACAAAAATTACATAACCAGATTTCAAGAACAAGGATTTAAAATTATATTTGAGCACGTATGGAATAGTGGTCCAGCTGATCCCATACACGGATCAATGCTGTTGACTAATCGAAACTGGTTTTGGTATAGTGAATCTCTGTATTATACTTCTGTAGGGCATCAAAATTATATTCCAAATAAAACCTACAAAAAAACAGCACTAATGCCTCTATGGAATCGCAAACCGCATCGAGATTTATTATTTGATAAATTATCAGACATGTTAGAATCTTTGATCTATAGCTATGTTACTAAAGGAATAGAGTTACCAGATGATGAAGTGTTTAGTTCATCTCGATACAATCATTTTAACCCTAATTGGTATAATGATACATATTTTAGTATCGTCTCTGAAACAGAAATAACAGATGATCCAGACTGGTTCATAATATCAGAAAAAACCTACAAACCTATTGCTTTTTATCATCCGTTTATAATTCTTGGGCAACCTAAAATACTAGAGCATTTACATCGGCAGGGATTTGAAAGTTATGAAAATTTATTTGATGAGGGTTATGATTCTGAATACGATTTCGATAAAAGACTTTCTAAGGTAATTGATAATATACGTAACTATAAATCTATACCGTATGACGAACTTACAAAATCTAAGTTAGAGCATAATCATAATTTGTTTTTTAATAGAGACATAGTCATGGATCGACTAACTAAAGAAGTATTCAATCCGATTTTTGAATATTTTGAAACTAGATAGTAAATGATTCACCGCAACCACAACGTGCTTTCTCATTGGGGTTAGAGAATTCAAAGCCTTCGTTGAGACCTTTTTTAGCATAGTCAATCTGCATACCTTGTAGATACACGAGATCTTTTTTATTGATGACAAGATTAACACCTCGATCTAGTATTTCGAGATCGCCTTCAAACGTTTTATCGGCAAATTCTAACATATAGGCAAAGCCACTACATCCGCTAGTGCGAACACCAATACGCATACCGATACCACGTCCGCGATTATACAATGCATCTTGCATCTTTGTTGCAGCATTGGCTGTTAAGGTTATCATATCCATTATTTAAACCAACCTTTGGACTCTTTTTCTAGCCTGTTTAATACTGCTTGCTTTTCGTTGTCAGTCATATCATACCAATTGACTACTTCATCTACCGTGCGACCGCAGCCCACGCAGACTTCATCCTCGTAGCGGCAAATTGATATGCAAGGACTTTCAATGGACGATTTCTTCATTTTTCTTTCTATAGTCTGCTATAGCCGATTTGATCGCATCTTCTGCAAGCACCGAGCAATGTATCTTGACGGGCGGTAACGCGAGTTCTTCTGCGATATGTGAGTTTTTGATGGCCTGAGCCTCATCCAGCGTCTTGCCCTTGAGGAGCTCGGTGACAAGGCTACTACTAGCAATAGCACTGCCACAACCATACGTTTTAAATTTGGCATCTGTTATGATCCCTTCATGGACTTCGATCTGTAGTTTCATTACATCACCGCAGGCTGGTGCACCAACCATGCCTGTTCCTACATCTGGACTATCCTTATCCAAGGTGCCCACATTACGAGGGTTTTCGTAATGGTCTAGAACTTTTTCTGAATAAGCCATTTATAAACTCCAATAGTATAGTAAAATACTACAGTATTTAGTGTGCTATGTCAAGTGTTTTGATTAAATTGCGGCGCCACGTGTTTTGGCTGCACGTTTGGCCATATTTGAAACTGTGTCTACTGGTGCTTGTGTTGCATCACCATCTGGAGTATTTGTAGTGGTAGCATCTGTGTCGGCATCTTCGCCAGCTGGCAACAATTCAATATAATCTTTGTTATAACTTTTGATTAGGTTTTTAAGAGCTGGATTGTTTTCATTAGCCGCAACTAGTGCATCATAATCAAAGGTTTTGTCTGTATTTAAAACCAAATTGATCAGACTTTGTGTTGAAATCTTTGGAGGTTGTTGTTTGTCTTTGTAACGATTGCGAATAAGTTCCAGAGCCGTTGTTAAATTTGACTCTGGAGTATTTGTTGGGCCATGTGTAAATTCATTTAAGCGCACGATTAACGCAATTCACGACCAAGTTCTTCTGCACCACCAACTGCAGCATCTGTGGCACCAAAGCCGTCAGTTTCGTCAGCATCTAAATCACTGCCTGGAGCTGGAGGTAAACCTGCATCACCACCACTTAGGTCAGCACCTGCTGTATCACCCGGCATTGTCATTGGGTTGTCGACTTGCTCACCTGATAATACACGAACACCATTATCAACACCTTCACGTGCTGATTGTAGATTTTGCATCAGTGTGTCTAATGTTGTGCCTACTGCGTTTTTAAATGCTTCTGCTTGTTCTGAGCCAATCTGATCACGGATCGAATCTAGTAGTTGTGGTAATTGCTCGTTCTGCATTTTACCTACTTTTTCGATAGCGTCTTGGACGCTGTCTACCATATCTTTAGCAGCTAACAGCACTTCAGCGTTACCTACTTCACCTTCAACAAGTTGTTGACGACGTTCGTCAAGCCAAGCTGTTAAACCTTCTTTAACAGTTAGTAATTCCATATAACGTGGATTACGCTCTGCTGTGTGTAGATTTACGCTATGGCGAATCTTATTAAGATTAGCTGAGATAGTTTCGCTGAGCTTTTCTGCTTTTTCAACAGTTAGATTGCTGTAGTTAATAGCAAAACCAAAGCGGCTTTCTAGTAACTTATTGATCTTACGTGCTGATTTTACGGACATTTCTGCTAGTTTCATGGTTAATTTCCTAATTACAGTTTAATATATTTAGCCAAGTTTAGGTTTTTCTTAATTTCTTTTTTAACTTGTTCTATACGACTCATGGTTTCTGTATAGCGTGTAGAATAGAAATCTTCGCCCCACCCGTCACCTAATTGCTGTGCTTTTTTATAGCGTAGTCGATACAATGTCGCATCAAATTCTAATTTGTTTAGTAGGCTATCGCTATCTCTAATATCTTTAGCCAGCTGTGTTTGTTGTTTGTGCAGAGCTATACAGTAATATATAGCATCTTTACGGTTAAAAAAGTCAAATAGCTGTTGATCTCGTTCCATTACACGCCAGCATTCGGCGTTGATTTTAACCACACGATAATGCCCTACTAGGACATCTGTGCCTAGTTGATAGCAAAAAGGTAAGTCGCTGGGGCTATTGGCTAGACGACCTAGTTCTTCTTGGGTAAAACGCTGGATTTTCTCAACATCAAAGTTATTTGATGATTTTTTTGTAGTAGATTTTGCCATCATTGTTGGTGCGCAACAACACATCCTTGACTGTTAGATTATGAGCCAATAGTTGTTCGCGCTCATCTAGTTGACCTTTTGCGATAGGGATATCGTCTACAAACTGTTCAAGCAGATCTTGCTCTTCGTTGGTAATTGCTAGTAATAATTTGTTTGTGAGTTCAACTATCTTCATGTAAGTATTTAGTTACTTGAAGAGAGCGTGTCCGATAAATCCAATAAGTCCTGCTAGGATTATGCCTAAGATGCTAACTAAGGTGCTGACACTTTGTTTGCCGCGACCTTCTAATTTCTCGTCAAGACTGTCCTTGATTCCTACCAAGTAGCCTTCAAGTTTGTCCATACGATGTTCTAAATTTTCTAGTTTAGTTTCCAAGTTGCTGTACCTTACAGCACATATCTCAACGTGGGCTTCTAGACTCTCTTTCTCAATTTCTGATGGTTTGGCCATCTCGCTCCCCTAGTAAGCGATGCTGTTTTGAATGAGCCTTGATAGTGTGCCTTAATATGTGCCTTAATGAATGCCTATGAGCATCTAATATATTTAACTAATTTTTCAAACTTTTAAAGTATATGTTATTCCATACGCCCTTGGGTTCAAACACTGCAACTTCAGGTAAGATAGTTTCTGTAAGACCCAGTATCACTGGCGTTATCTTAAAGTCATATTTTACCAGACCAAACTTGTCTGGGCCTTCTTGATAGATATCCGCATAGTCGACACCAAACTTAAATGTCCAAATCTTATGTTCGCCTTGATACTTGATACCAAAGTTATAATCAATAATATCAGCTACAAAGTTATCAGTTTCTAGTATAGTAGGCTGTGTGCGTAGGCTTAGGATCTGTTGGACAGTTTCCCAGTTGCGCTGTTGATTACGTTTAAATTCGTTCTGGGGTGAATAGCTGATAACTCCTGTGGGAGTTATGTCTATTAGAGTAAAACCTTGATAGAGATATTGTTGGGTGTCCACAGTGATATTTATAGACATAAAAAAACGGCACTATAAAAGTGCCGTTTTGTGTTACTTGAATACTAAGTTTTAGATTAGTATGTGAATGCTGCTACTGTAGCGCCTGAAACACCAGAACCATTTACGTATGTGTTGCAATATGCTTGTAGTGAAGTACCGCCTGTTGATGGGCTTGGTGCTGCGCCAGAAATAGCTACGTGGAATAGGTTGCCACTTAATGGTGTACCTAATAGTTCAATTGAACCAATTTGCTCGATAGCTAAAACTAGTTTTTCATAGTCTGAACCTGGTGCTAAGAAGTTAACTGCACCTGCTGCTACACCTGAAGTTGACCACATACCTGCTGAAGTAACTGTGTAGTGCGTAAGGGTACGGCCTGTAATCTGTGCATTACCTGCTGAACTACCATCTGCTGGGCGTGCGCCACCGTTTGTACGTGTAATTGTTGCCATTTTATATTTCTCCTAAGTTTGTACGCTTTCGCGCATACTTTTATTTATGCTTTTGATGAAAAATTTGTTCTAGAGAATACTAAACGATCTACTAGCTTAACAGCACCGCCATTGTGACCTATAGCTACAAAGCCCTCTGGTGCTGTGACTTTATATCCGTCGTTGGTTTTTTGGAATGTACCAATACCTTCTACCTGTTGTAGTTTGCGTAATAGCATGCCTTTCATTTCAACTATGCGTTTATACACAGCCAAAACACCAGTCAGATTGTTTTGATTATCGGCCATCCATTGCTCACGTTCTTTGATCTTAGCCACCCGATTCTGTGCCACACGACTGGTAGGATCTGTAACACCTTTCATCATTTCATCATTGTAGTGTGTGATAAAATCTTTAAGGAATGCTATAGGATCCACAGCGTGACTACCTGCACGGATCATTTTATTAATAAAAGGTTTGATCATACGACCAAATTCTCGATCTTGTAGGACTACATCAAATCGTTGTGGGCCAATCTTCTGCATAGTTTTAGCAGTTGCCTCTAGATACTTTTCTATTTTAGCGTTTTCCGTAGGAGTTAAGCTGGCAATACCTGTGTAGTCTTTATAGGTAGCATCATCAAACCATACAGCTTTGGTCTGTGTAAAACCCGTGACGTTTACACCGAAGCTGGCTGTCATATCACCCACTGTGTCTGCACCTGAATAGGTAGTGTGGAATATAATACCTAATTGTGCACCAGCGATACGCTGGCCTAGATTACTGTCAACCGGCACAGCATAGGTAATAGTGTTAGGAGTAAACACATAGCAGTCTTCGGCATTGACATTTACCGTGGAGACTTTGCCTGGAGTAAACATCAGATCACCCTGCACCACTCCACCGATGTTTAACTTGCTGAGATATTTCAATGCCGACAACAATATTTCTGCTAGCTCAGGTTGATCACTATACCATTGTTCGATGTTCTTAGTTGACTTACAGAGTTTAGGTTCACCTTTGCTGAACACTGCTTTAGTGCCTACAAAGAATTTACTGTCCGCTGGGTCTGTTCCACAGATGATCGCTGGACTACCGTCCCATTTAACTGTCAGCTGTGTGGTAGTGCCGGTACCTTCTGCTAACATATGGCGTAGACTGTCAATATAGTTAAGGGCTTCTTCTGCACCAGCGTAGCCATTGTTGAACACTAGATCTTCTACGTGCTCAAGATGGGTATTCTTGCTTTCTGTTAGCAAGAAGTTGGGAGTTTGGCCTTTTATTTCAAATAATTTCATTAGACTTGTTTCTGCATTGCAGCCTGTAATTTTTGTTGGAACTTAGCCTGTTCATCTGAAGTAGGTTGTCCAGCACGAGGGGCTGGTTGTATTTTACTAGTATCTACTTGTGGTACTTGCTGCGCTGATTGTGTATCAACTTGATCCTTATCCTGACTACGATAATATAACTGATTTAATGCATCAACCTGGTTAGGCTCTATAATCGGCTGATTTTTTTCGTTATACCATGCGCCCGCCGGTGTCATTTTAAATTTGCCTATTTCAGGTACTTCTAATTCAGCTCCCACAGGAATAGTTTGTTTAGGAATAGTAGAAGTTGCTTTGGCCATCATCGATCCACTACCAACACCACCTCCGGCTTTGGCTATTGTGCCGGCAACATCTCCTGCGAACGATCCAGCATTTTTAGCTCTTAATTGCGCTTGTGGAGACCACTCTGTTCCAAGGGCTGTTTTTGGTTCAAATTGTTGGGCAGCGGCCTGACTAAATCTCTGTTGTCGCGCATAAGGTTGGACCACTGTATTATACGCAGATCTCGCACCTTGTCCAACTTTATTAGCAACAGCACCTGCACCTTGTTTGATATTTTGTCCTACAGTGCCTACACGTTGTTTGACGTTTTGTCCGGCGGTCTTTAGATTATCCCAAACACCTTCTTGTATAACTTCATTGATCTTCATTGTTGATTTTCCTGATACCGCGTGAGAATTTTGCAGGATCTTGGCCTTTGATAGCGTTTAGTAAACGATTTTCTAACTTGGTCGCTGTTTCGGCATCATAGTTTTCGTGGATATACTTGATGAGGTTGATGGCACCATTGATGATGTTATTAGCACGTGATTCAAGGAGATTTTCCTTGTCTTTGTGTGTTAATAACTCGTCTAGCTCAGTGAGTAGACTACGTGTGCGTTTTTGCAAGATTTCTGCTCCAGTTTAGAGTATTTATCTGTAATTAAATTAATAATGCTGCAAACTCAGGGCAAATATTACTAAACTGCACATCTCTGATTTTGTCAAGATCATTGATATATGCTAAAAATTTATTATGATTATCATTACTTTCTTTCAAAGAGTTAACTAATTCTAATAAAATTGGATGACTTTTAAATTTTTCTATCAATTTAGATTTAAGTTCAGCTGATGCATGATCGATCGCACAGTCGCCTATAGCTTTTTGAAATATTATCTTAATACTATCTCCCAATCGATTAGTGTTGAACATAGATTGTTGCCAATCAACTAACTCATTTAAATAATATAAATTTAAATAACTCCATGTGCAGTTAATATAGAATAAATGATTTACAGGCATATTATCAATATACCAATTAAGATTATTTATTAATTCTTCCCAATTTGCCCCCGTGCGTTGATATTCAAATCTTTCACCGATATCATCTATACTAAAATATAATTCAACTAATTGGCACTCACTCCATATTCTTAATACTTCGTCTGAGACCTTTACTGTTCCGTTAATATTGTAAAATATGCGTAAATCTGATAACCCTTTAACAGATTTAATTTGTTTTAATAGATCAATGTGTGTAGTAGATAATAGTGGATCACCGCCACCATGAAAATGTATGTTTTTTATTTCCGATAAAATTGCAGGATTATCTAGTTTGATTTGATTAAATTTTTCGTGCTTGAATCTAACAATATCTGTCTGCGGATGCATTTGTTGATAATCTGATATCCAGGCGGTACTGTTATCAGGGCCGCATATCACACATTTTAAATTACACAAATTACCAACACTGTAGTCAATACTTTCTGGGCTTGATAATTCAATATTATAATCTTGCCGATATTGCTCATATTTTTCTTTAGAATTCAGGCGTCTGCTTATAAGTCCATGTTCTTCCTCGTGATAGCATCTATGGCATTGAGGAATTGGTTTATCATCTTGTATTAATTGTTTTAATTCTTGATGTTCTGGGCTATTCCAAACTTTTGATATATCTAATCTGTCAGATGTTTTTATAAACCCATCAAAATAAGAACACGGATTATATGAAATTTTTCCATTATTTGACCAAACAGCCAGATTTTTGTATATTTCATAACAAAAATATTTTTTATTTTGTAACATATTTTTCTATACCAATAATTGGTATATTAATATCTTGATCTAGTATCCATTTAATGGTAGTGGCTATATGTATTGGATCTAAATTATTCTCATTGCCAGATTTATTATCATTTAGCCCACCAACAGTCATATGAGTAGTTTTAAATTTACCAGAGCACATACTTAAACTCATATCTCTAAGGGCACGTTTTTGCACACTATAGTGGGGTAAAAAACTATTACGACCTTCATACTCTGCTATGCTACCTATATTAAAAACATTTCCAGATTGCCATAGACTATGGGTAATTTCTAAAATTTTTTGTTGTGCTCCGTTTGATACAAAACTACTATTAATTAATACGTTATAATTTACGATATTTTTTTTGAAATGTTCTTCATCTGCAGGATCCCACATACGTAAATCATAGCCTGTTGATCTACAGGCAAAATCAGCGGTGGGGAATATTTGTTTGACTGCACGGGCAACTGTGTAATCATTAGGATTTCCCGTACATAATATCTTATAATCATTCTGCATTATTTTTTAACCCAGCCAACATACTTTTAAGTTTACTGCTGTCTACTCCAGCTTGTATTTTAGGAGTATCTTCTGAAGGACTTACACTACTGCCTGTTTTGATCTGACTTAGGATATTAGTAGCACCAACACCTCTTAAGCCGCTTTCCTGTGCTTCTTCACCAGGATCTGTAATACGTAAGGTTTCTAGATCATATTCTAGATCTACTTTCATACCAACACCACTACTACTACGTGTTTTCATAAGTTGTAATTGATAGCGTCCACGCTCACGCATAGCACGTGACGTAAAGATACCAAACACATTATCCGCTGTGTTGATCTTACTCAACCCGCCTGCGATGTGGCTGTGGTCAAATTCAATCTCTTCTACTGCGCCTCGATTAAGTTGACTAGCAGTAATCATCAAAATATTTAGTTCACGTGCTAAATTTCTTAACTCTTCTGACACATATTTGTCTTTGACAAACAAATCATTTGGGCTGACTTTGGCACTGACTGGCATGACTAAATCTAAATAATCTACCATGATAAAATCTACTCGTAATCCAGTTTGTACTTGTAGTTCTTTAAGATAACTACGGATCTGATTTACATTACTCTGTGCTGGCATATATTTAATACGTAAGGCACCCGACTTTTTACCTACCATCTTGACTTTCATTTCGACTGTGTCGAGATCTTTAAACACTTCCTTAGTGCTACAGTTGGCTACCATACTATCCATACGCATAGCACATAATCCCTCACTAAGTTCTAAGGTTAAGAACACCCCGTTAAGTCCTTGTGTACACCAATTGATGGCTATGTTCTGCATGAACAGGGATTTACCACTACCTGATCCACCAGCAAAGATATTAAGTTCCCCGCGATTCATACCACCAAATAATCGTTTATCTAAGGTTGGCCAACCAGTTGACACTTGTCCATTGTTGCTCTTGATCGCCAATAACCTAGCACGTGGATCTAAGAAATAATCTGTGCCCATGTCTTTGGTTAAACTAATCTGTACCGCATCTTTGATAAGTTTTTCTACGGGATCATAATCACCCTTTTCTAATAAGTCTGCTGATTTAAGGATCGCACGTTCAAGTTCATTGCGTCTAGTAAAGCCTTCAAACTCTGCCATAAACCAACTGTAGTGATCTTCTGTCAGATCCGGCACACGTTTAAGATCGACATTAGTAACTGCTTTGACCTGTTCATGTGTAGGCATGGCTTTATGATCATCTGTGTGTGTCTTGATGAACTTAGCCACTTCACGTAGGCTACGATCAAAATTTTCTGCATTATAGATATTCTGCACACGCACATAACTCTGTGCGTCTTCTAGCATCATTTCTAAAAATAGTTTCTGTAGTTCTGGGGAGTATTCTTTTGTCATATATTTAATTATACGTGAATTTTAAATAATATTCAACTTTATCCTTATTCAATTTTTTTTAGCTTAATCATTCTTTTTGCTTTTAATCTATTGTTTAATTTATCAATATTATCAGTCAACCATCCTAGCAAGTCGTGGGCATCTGTTTTTTCATTATATCCCAAATCTATAGTTAACTGACTAGCTATTTTCACACGATTTATTCTTTCGTCTAAAGTTAAATCTGGATTGTCTATACAGATCCAATTATTTTCAAATTTATCGTCTATTACTATATTCCAATGATTGGCATTATTAAATAGTGGGGTTCCTGGTAATATACTTAATGTATCTGAGATCTCAAATGATTTAATTATGGTTCCTGCTAAATTTTTATATCGTTCGATTAAGTTTAATGTTTCCTGGAAATCATCCTGTGTTTCCATTGGGTATCCTACTATCATCAAAAATTTAGCTTTAATATCATGTTTTTCTAACTGTTGAACAAGATAATCAATATCTGAATTTTTAAATTTCTTACCCATATGCGTGCGAATTCTTTCGCTTCCATGTTCGATTCCTACCCAAAGTTCTTTACATCCTGACTGTGCCATTAAATTCCAATGGTCTTCACCTTCTGATATAGAATCTCTTACTATGTATTGCCCTCTCCAGGTTAATTTTTTATCTACTTTATTATTATAATCTGCTAATTTTTTTAAAAAAATTTTAAATTCTTTTAAGGACCCATTAACTAAACTATCTGCAAATACAAACTCATTTATTTTATATTTTTGACTTTGAGATATCATCTCATCAACTACTAAACTACCTCGTCGAAAATTATATTTCCAATGTTCGTGTATATCACAAAAAGTACATTTACGCACACACCCACGGCTAGCTATTATTGTTAAATATTTTATTTCATATTGAGAAAAATCATAATCATCATAATCAGGATAAGGTAATTCATCTAAATTTTTAATTTGTTGAAAAGTATTTGAATTAATTCCAGGATAACTAAAATTATTTTTTAACAATTCTATCAGACTTAATTCTCCTTCACTTTTAATAAAGTAATCGATTATACCTTCCTGTTGCAACTTTAAAGGAAATGAGCTAACTCCATTGATACCACCTTGTGATATTCCTTGACCACCTAATATAATCTTTATATTAGGACGTTTTTGTTTTAATACTCTGGAAAATATTTCTGCAGCAGCTCTGGATTGGTAAGTGAAAACACTAATTCCTATATACTGAGGATCATATTCTAATATTTCATCCGCCCAGGTATCAATCATACAATCAACTGTTGGCTTTAATTTAGGATCTAAATATTCTGTTAAAAAGAATGTATCTAAATTAGCATAATCTTGATGTTGAAAATATTCGTTTTTAAAACGAATATTAAAATCTATGGTCTTACAGGAAAATCCGTTTTTTATTATCGATGCTTTAAGCATTGCGGGAGCAAGCAATGGCATTTTTCCATTGGTTCCGGGTACATTAATAAGAACAATATCGATTGACATAATATTAGTTATACAGTTTCTTTTTCATAAGTTCAATCTTGAGTTTACTCGAGTGCTTGCTGTCTAAGATAGTTTTAAGCACAAACAGTTTACCATATTTTACCACTGCTTCGTTTACATCTTTACAGGTTTCTAACCACACGGGGTAACTTACCGTCCAACCATATTCAATAGCATTGTTGATCATCTTAGCACCAGCCCGATCTCGATCTGCTACTACTATAACTTCACGACCCAATGACTCAATGATGTCTGCTTGTGTTTCATTACATTCATTGTTTAGGACTGCCACACCATCTATGCTCATAGCATCAAACGGTCCTTCACATACGATAACAAACTTGCTGTCTGCTAGTTGATTGTTAATGTTAAACACAAAGTTTGGTTCATAGTTACTGTGATATTTTGGTTTAACATTATCTTCGATAGCTCTAGCAGTATATCCAATGGTCCTACCTTGCCAGATGAAGGGAATAATGATTCTCTTGTGTAGATTATATTGCGCTTGACGAGTTGCGTAAAACTGATATTTGGCTATGTCAATTTTGCGTGCTACGCAATATTCCAATGCTGGATGGACATAATCTAGTGTGACTAAACTTTCAGCATCATCTGGTAGGTCACGAGCTTTGAAATCAATCTTTTCTTCTTCAGCTTCTGCTTTTACTTCTTCTGGTGCAACCAATTCACGGACGCGGATGGCTTCGATGACTAACCGTTTTATATCTGTATCATCTGCACCTAACCATTTTAGCAGCTTACGGA